GGAAGGCTGATTCTTTCTATAGTCTTGTCGACACTGGCCTAGTTTGACCAAAAATGAAGGTTTCCGTAACCAGGTGTACTCTCCATCGTTTAGGATGAAAACTCCTTTGAGATAATCTCCCTTGATACGAGGGTGATCATGTATCTTAAATTTTGCAATCAAACCACACATGGCGTATCTTTTCACAATGTCGGTTTCATTAAACTTACCAGATAAAGCGAAAATTGTTGCAACCATATTAAGCAAAGAGTTCCCGAGGGAAGTGAGAGCTTCACCAGTCATTTTTGCGTCTGTGACTTTCCTGGCTCGAGTCACGAGCTTGTTGAGTCGACCGATTTCTGGATGGTAATCACGCTTGTAACGTTTTCCCCCCCATCGCCATTTCGCATCGTAATAATGGCGAACTGCAGTAACTAGGTTCGGGAAATGGTTGTCCTCAAGGATGCGATAAACCAAATCCCTTAAATACGAGTTCTGAGTACGGTCATAATTTGAATAATCGGATTCGACGCATAGGCCGCCTTTAAAGCCGATCATATCGTCACCCATAACCATGATGTACCACGTGGATAAATCCTCAAGACTGCGCTGTGCAAAATCTTCAAGAGTATCCCCAGTGGCACCTGAGGTATAATAGAAACAGTAGGTTTGTCCTAAATAGGTGATGTAGTTATAATTGTCAAAGCTAAAGAACACTTTCGATAGGTACTTTGATATTCCTGATACAGTTGGTCCAGTTTGGAAGAATGGGTGTCCAGTGAGAGCCACCAAATTCCTCTTAGTGAATTTATCAAGTGAAGAGAGAGTTTCGTCGTTCTTCACGCTGATTCCAACCTGGTCAAAATGTTCGCCCATCGCCATTCTCTCCATGTCTCGAACAACGGCACATTCTTGCGTCTTTTTGAGGCTCGAATACCAGTTTGAAGTAAAATCGAACAATTCGTCCTCATGGCTCGTTTCATAATTGAAGAAAAACAGTGAAGCGATTTCTTCAAGATGAAATTTAGCGTAGTTGGATGTGACGGTGTTGAAATTCTTGGTGAACTTGACATCGGGAATGTTGGTGGTAGCGCCTTTTGGGTAAATCAGTTTAAAGAGAATACAAGCGATGTCTTGTGAAACACTATTAGCTGGTGCGCGCATAGAAGTGATTGGGTAAATCGCAACTGTGTTGTTCTCCGCACAAGATGCGGGCCCGCTATTGTTTTCACACGGTAGGTCGTTGAACTCTTTCTGCCATATTTCGTACTGCTTCGGAGTAAGTTTAGGCAACAACTTACGCGAAACATGGGTGGTTTGTATGCATTCTCCTGGGGAGATTTCGTCCCTTTCATAGTCAAACCGGTCTTCTCCGTCGAGCACAGAGAGATTGTGTCTATTGTGTCGTTCAATACGTTCTTTCAGGTTGTACCGCATTGAATTGACGTGCCAATGGTAATGTTCCCATCGCTTATCTCGATATAGTATGGATTCGATGCATCCTAGTACATGCGCCATACCTGGTACACATTTCAGAATTTCTTCAAAAAGAATGAGGTTGAAAGAATAATGTCCAGTAAGTGACATAAGGCGTCTTTTCACATTGAGCTGAAGTCTTTCTGATAACGGATTAGCAGTGTAAACAATCAAAAGGTAAGGTATACCTAAGAAAGGAAACATGAAGCAGAGTATCCATACTGGAACAGCCCAGCATAGATATTGCCACCAATTGAACCTGTTTTCTGGATTTCGGAGGGTGAGATTTGACTTCTTCGAAATAGAAAGGTCCTTTTCAATGGCATCGACAAAATGTTTCTTAATACGTCCGTGATCGAGGCGTGAGTAGAAGATAGCATTGAACCATATAACGAGAATATCCTCGGACTGTTTCATGGCGAAATGAAATTGGTATTTCTTGAACAGTTGAGTTTGACCTAACTTATGGGTGTACGATGAATAGGAATTCTCATTTACGGCTCCCGTCCAAACGAAACAATCCTGGCAGAGCAAATAGAAGGTGCGTGGTACTGTAATGTAGCGATACACATCGTTCTGAGCAATGTCCCGGTTGTGTAAATACCGGACTGGAACTTGTTGATCGTCGTTCGGAAGCACTGGTAAAGCCAATGGATCTTCAACCACCGGACTTTCCGGTGGGAGGTCTTCTCCTAAAGGGGGGAGGAGGGGTTCAACAGGTGGAGGAATCACTTGCTGAGGGTCAAGGTCGATGACCTTTTCTTGGTCATCTTCCTCCAATTTCAGGTTGTTTGGAGGGGTGGTCTCAAATTCAAAGTCGTCATTAATAGAAGAATAATTACGACGGGTTTCCTGTCCTCGAAGTTTGTCCGAAACTTCTTTGATTTCAAGGACTTGAATTTTGGGTTCAGGTTCAGTAATCAAACGTGGTATGATCATCTCTTGTTTTCTCTGTTCTTTCAAGACTGCAGAACGCTTTCTGCAATTTGCTCGAACGTGTCCTACTTGTTCGCAGAAATTGCATTTTGCAGCTGGAAATTGCGGGGATGAAGCGGAGTAGCGAGTCGGAGAGACCATGTATCCGTAAGATGTTGCGTATACATACCAGTCCACAAAACGGTACTTTGAAGCGATTTCTGGGGCATGCACTTTGAGAAAAGAGTGTGCACCCGGCCAAATCCTTCGTTTTCCGAGTTGTGGGGTTTTCGTTCTCACTTCCGTGAAAGCTTGATGCTTATTAGTTCCAAGCAAAAAGAGATAAAGAGACTGACCCTTCCTGCAAAGTTTCTTAAGACTGCGAGGAAGTTCACTATCAGGATGAAATTCAAAAGAATCTTGACTTAGGGAGCGGCCTAGAAGCTGTGCTTCTAAGAGGTTTTCTTCCGTATCAAGAGTTTTTGATGAGACTCCAGTGTACAGTTCGCCCAACACTGGTTTCTGGCAATCGTGATTCTTTGAATCAACAATCATATCCCCCTCTTGTTCCGAATTGCCGTTCGGTTTATCGAGGGTTCCAACATATTCTAACGCATGTCTAGACGTTTGCCTAGTTTCTTGGCTAGGCGCCTCAAAAATGTTTTTAATCATAATGAGAAAAGGTTGTG